GTAAAGACTTTGTATTATCACCGTGGCACTAATCCATCACAAGAACTTTCTCGTAACCTACTTAATTGTTCCTCCTGCGAAGCATGATAAAAGAAACACAATATTGTCGGCACTGCGATTCACAATATACTGTTCAATATAGAGAACAGGACGTTGATCCAGATTTAGTACCAACCTATTGTCCATTCTGTGGCGCTGAAAACTATGGTGAGGTTGAATTAATTGACGAAGAGGATTATGAATAATGTATACGTATAAAGTAAAAGAGATAGTAAAGATTGTCGATGGAGATACTGTAGATGTCTTGATTGATTTGGGTTTTGGCCTAACAAAGAAAGAACGAGTTCGCGTTGCTGGCATTGATGCACCAGAATCTCGTACACGCGATCTTTATGAGAAGAAACTTGGGCTAGAAGCCAAAGAATTCCTTAAAAATAAGTTAGAAAACAATGATGTTATTATAAAGACAGAGAAAGAAGGAAAATATGGAAGAATCCTTGGTTGGCTTTATATAGAAAATATCAGTTGTTCTATTAATGAATTGATGATTATTAAGGGATATGCTTGGCCATATGACGGCGGATCAAAAGAGAAAGATTATGATTTACTTAAAGAGCGTAGAATTGAAGATGGTTCTTGGATTGAATAAATAACTCCATGTGGAGTTAAGCAGTATTATAAATAGTAAAATGAAAGACTTAATTAAACAATCAAAAGACGTTTTAACAGGAGAAATACTTTCCGAAGGTGTTTCTCCAGAGCTAGAAAAGAACGTAAAATCAATTATTAAAGAAGTGTCGACATCACTTGATAACTTAGAATCAGAATTCAGCGAAATGGCTAATGCCTATGCTGGAAATGATGTTGAGCGCGATTGGATGATTGACTATTTTAATAGACGTATCGATGAGCTTTTTACTCGAGTTAGAAAAGACATTAACCCAAAATCGTTGGGTAGAATGCTTCCAAGAGATAACAAGTAATTCGTAGATAAATAAACTCCATGTGGAGTTATAATGGAAAAGAGTTTACCTCTGAAATGATCGAAGATAATATAGGCTTTGTCTATATGGTCACTGATAAAGAAACTGGTAAAAAATACGTTGGAAAAAAATGTTTTTGGTCAAAGGTAACTAAGCCACCATTAAAAGGGAAAAAGAGAAAACGTAGATCATTAAAGGAATCAGATTGGAAAACATACTGTGGTTCAAGTGAGGCTGTCAAAACTCTTGTGGAAGAGAACGGCTTAGATCATTTTGAACGAGAAATATTGCATTTGTGTAAGAGTAAAGGAGAGCTAAACTATACGGAATTAAAAGAACAGGTCATAAGAGATGTTTTGCTAAAACCGAATGAATACCACAATGCTTTCGTTGGAGGCAAGATTCATAGAAATCACCTATTGAAAAAATGACCAGAGAAGAGTTACAGAAAGAGATTAAGCTTGAAGAGCAAGCAAGACTCTTAATTGAAAGAGGATATATTAAAGATAAATCTCTGCAAGAGGTTATCCAAATATTGCGCTCAAAATCGCAATAAGTATAAATAAATAATGTTGGTCACGGAATTGCAGTTCCCACCAACTCTAAACTTAATAACCTTAAACGAAAGAAGTTCAGCATGATTTATTTATATCTAAAAACCCATAATAAAACAGGAAAGAAGTATTTGGGTAAAACCATAAGCAATCCCTATGATTATTCTGGTTCTGGCAAGATTTGGAAACACCATCTCAAAAAACATGGAAATGATGTAACAACGAAAGTTCTGTTTGAATCTGAAGATAAAACTGAGATAAAGAAAATGGGAATCTATTATTCTAACCTTTGGAATATAGTTGATTCATCTAATTTTTGTAATCTAATACCAGAACAATGTGATGGAGGTTCAATGCCATGGTCAAAAGAGTCGAGAGACAAATTATCAAAAACTATGACCGGAAGAAAGTGTGAGAATCGGAAGCTATACTCAGAAGAAGAAAAGAAGAAAAGGTCTTCGATAAGAAAGAAATTTTTAGAAGACCCCGACCATTACAATGATCTTTTAAACCAGATGAAAGAACATTGTCATACACCAGAAGCCACTGAAAAAAAGAGTAAAAAGATGTCTAAAAAGAAATGGTTTAATAATGGAGATATTCAAATCAGGTCTGAATCGTGCCCTGGCCCAGAATGGATAGAAGGGAGACTGGGTTATGTGTTATCCGCTGTTAAATGCCCACACTGTGGAAAAGAAGGCGGGTCTTCTGCGATGAAAAGATGGCATTTTGATAATTGTAAGTTAAAAAAATAATTGACAAAAAGACTGTGGAAGTAATTTAACATTTACATAACACACATTTTTTTGTATAATCTATCTTAGATTAAACAATAAGGAAATATATTATGATAATTATAGACTATTCAGGTATTGCAATAGCTTCGTACTTTTCACAAGCAAAACGAAGCGACGATACTCTTTCAGAAGAACTAATCAGACACCTCATTCTTAATAGCATACGTATGTATAATACTATGTTTAGAGAAGAATATGGTCAAATGATTATTGCGTGTGATGGCGGATCTTGGCGTAAAGATGTATTTAAAGAATATAAAGCCAATAGAAAGAAAACACGAGATGCCGATTCAATGGATTGGGAATTCTTTTTTGATGTTCTTACTAAGGTTCGAAACGAGATTGGAGAAAATCTTCCTTGGATGCCGATTCATCTTATTGGTGTTGAAGCAGATGATATTATTGCCACATTAGTTAAAGAGACACAAGAGTTTGGTAAACACGAAAAGGTAATGATTGTGTCTTCTGATAAGGACTTTATTCAATTACATAAGTATTCGAATGTAAAACAATACTCTCCAATGAAAAAGAAACTTATTTCAGAGAATGATCCGATTAATTATATTCGTGAGCATATCTTTAGAGGAGATAGTAGCGATGGTGTGCCAAATGTTTTGAGCAAAGATGATGTCTTCGTTGTAGAAGGCGAACGTCAAACACCGCTATCTAAAAAGAAAATACAGGCTTGGTTAGATAACTATGAGAATTTACAAAATGAAATGCCTGAACACATTTATCGTAATTATCAACGAAACCAAAAGGTAATTGATTTAGATTTTATTCCTACGAATATACATGAACAAATCATTGAAAAATATAATAACACAAAAATAGCTCCAAAAATGAAGGTACTAAATTATTTGGTTGTTAATCGATTAAATAACCTTGTATCATCGGCTTCGGACTTTTTTCCACATGAAAAAAATTAAAGAAAAACTATTGCATGAGCTTTTTGAAGAAGCTCAAAACGCTAAAACACGGGCAGAACGTATCGAGCTATTTAAGCAAAATGATACGTATGCTCTTCGGACTATCCTTCAATTGGCGTATAATAAGTCAATTGAACTAGATTTTCCATCTGGTGCACCACCCTATACTCCTAATGAATCTCCTACAGGACTTGAACCAGTACGCTTAAAGAATGTACTCGCTCCTTTAGGAAGCTGCGTAAAGGGAAATAATGTTGCAGGCTATAAGAAAGAGAAGGTCTTAATCGGTATTCTAGAATCAATTCACGTAAAAGATGCCGAGATTATCATTGCAGCAAAGGATAAGTCGTTAAGTAAACTATATAGCAAGATTACCGAGAATTTGGTTGAAAAGACCTTTCCGAACTTGCTCACTTAATAGTTTACATATTGATAATATAGCGGTATAATTATATCTTAATTATGAATATCTTCGCATTATCACCAGTACCCGAAGTCGCAGCCAAATGGCACTGTGACAAACACGTTCCAAAAATGATCGTCGAATCTGCTCAAATGTTATCTACGGCACATCGAGTTCTAGATGGAATATTAGATCGTCGACCATCTAAATCAGGTAAGACACGAGTAAAGTATTGGGAACTCGGTGATGATCGCGAAGATATTCTATATAAAGCTGTTCATGTAGGACACCCATGTACAGTTTGGACTATGGAATCTTATTCAAATTACAAGTGGCATTACGAGCTATTCGAATGTCTATGTAAAGAATATACATATCGGTATGGTAAGAAACATCTAAGCGAAAAGCTATTGCTTGACGTTCTTAAGAAAGCACCAAAGAATATCAAGAAGTCCTATATGACACCTTATGCACTTGCAATGGGTTCAAATCCCGAGTGTATAGATTATGATGATCCCATTGGTTCTTATCAGAATTTCTATCAAACAAAACAAAGGCGCTTTTCTATGAAGTGGACAAAGCGTGAAACACCACATTGGTTTAAAAAATTATGACATACGATTACTATTGCGATAAATGCGATAAACAATGGGAAGAATCACACCTTATTGCGGATCGAGACAAACCCGTTGGAAAAGCTTGCCCGTGCGGAAAAGATGGAACTGTAAAAAGAGGAGTCTGCGCACCAGGATTATCATTTGAGGGATCGGTATCGGCAATTCGAAAAGCTGGATCTGGTTGGAATGATGTCCTAAAGGGCATCAAGAAGGCTTCGGGTAAGGAGTCTAATATCGAACACTATTAAAATGAAAAGAAATAAACAGAATATAAAGAGAAAAAGAGAAAGAAGAGAACACCTCAACGAATTTGATCCATTTGAGCAAAAACGTAGAAGGGCTAAAAAATTAAACCGTAAAAAGAGAGATAGCCAAGGATCTTATGAATATTCTGAATATAACGCGTTCGAAGACATTTAAACACCATAGTGTTGAACTTGGTTATGATGATCTTGGCACAGAAACAAAGAAAAGCGGAAGATCATATACTACTCCTGATGGAGAATCATATCCTTCTATTACAACTATTCTTGGCTATTTTACAAAAGCTTCTATTATTGAATGGAGAAACAGAGTAGGACACGAAGAAGCAAATCGAATTACTCGGCATGCAACTACACGTGGAAATGCTCTTCATAATACCTTAGAACGGTATATTAATAATGAAGAAGATTTTCTTAATGGTGAAAATATGCCACATGTTTTACAGCTTATAAAAACAGCTAAAACAGTAGTAGATGAACGGTTAGATTCGGTTATTCTACAAGAATGTCCACTCTATTCAACACAGCTCAAAGCTGCAGGTAGAGTCGATTTAATCGGAGAATTTGATGGAAAGTTATCAATTATTGACTTTAAAACATCAAATCGTGTAAAAACACTAGACGATATCCAAGACTATTTTATTCAAGCATGTGCTTATGCAACGATGTTTGAAGAAAGAACCGGAACTCCTATTGATCAACTCGTAATCCTTATGGTAGTAGATGGTTCAAGTACGCCTCTCGTTTTTGTTGAGAAGACAGATGATTGGATCGAAAAGATGGTTAATAAAATTACTGCGTATCATGCTGAAAACCCTAGCTGAATATATTTTACATTTAAAGGATGCAATGCCTTTAGATATGTGTCAAAAACTGATTGAAACATATGATTCTGTTAGTCAATCAGATCCAAATTATGTGAAGCGAAAGAATAAGATCTTCGACTTCGCTGAAATTAATATGCTTAATCATGAAGCATTTGCTGAGTTTCGTGAGCCGATGGGCGCACTTATGCGAGGAGTAAATAACTTCTATATGGATAAGACGCATAACGAGCTAAAAGACCGGCTTGTATGCTATGAACCAATGAAAGATTATGAGGCTCCACGAATTAAGAGATATGAGCCAAATCAAGGCATATTTGATTGGCATATTGATGCTGCTGATCAAGCATCTGCAAAAAGAGCTACAGTTATGTTTTGGTATTTAAACGATGTTGAGGAAGGCGGAGAAACGATTTTTGATGTTGGTCATGAGGTGGCTATAAAGCCTGAAGCTGGATCTGTTGTATGTTTCCCTCCAACATGGCAGTATCCTCATAAGGGTGCTACACCAATCTCTGGTCCTAAGTACGTAATATCATCATACGTTTGGCTACCAGAAGATCATCCAATTTGTGATTAATTTAAGAGAATTATTCTAGAATCACATAAACTATTACTAATCAATAAAATATACTAGTGTACAGTGGGGTGGCGTATGGTATAATATATACATAATCAAGTTAAACGTTATGAATATTACAGAAAAAGAAAAATCCCTTATTATGATGATCGCTCGCAATGAGTATAACTCAGCGAATTACGGTGTCCCTGCTGACATCTCTGAGACTAACACTTGGTGTAACTGCATCGATACTGGTATCGTTTATGATCACATGGAAAAGCTTTCATCAACCTCTATACCAGGAGTGATGGCTTCTCTCGTGAAGAAAGGACTTGCCGATTCCAATGGTGAGACCTGCTGCTTGGAAGAAAAAGGTCTTGAATATTATTTTAACGAGATTCATGATCCTAAACTAGAGTCTTAGACTCTGATTATCAATGGCTTATAAATTTTTTAAAAAAAAGATTTGTTTGTTTGTTTTAGTTTATAAGTCATTGATAATCAATAAAATATACTAGTGTACAAATATACCGCGATATGGTATAATATATACATAATCAAGTTAAACGTTATGAATATCACAAAAAAACTATCCTTCGAATCACACATCACATATTCGTATTATACTGAGAATGCAGTTACTGCAGGAGTATGGATTGGCGAAGGCACTAATGATGTCCTCGAAGCTCGAGGTGCCAACAAAATGGAAGCAGCAAATGCCCTCTACGAAAAATTTGAGGCTGGTAATTACACACTTTTTTAATTATGAAAACACTAAAAGAAATTATTCTCTCGTCCGTAGTCGGATTAGCTATCGGAATTATGGCCTATATCGGTCTCACACTTTCAGTTCCTGCTTAATAAATGAAACTTGAAGAATTAAAGGTTGGAGACTATGTCTCGTATAAAACTGGTGATGGCTTTTGTGAGATGGGTTACGTATTCGATCTTCAAGGAGATAAAGATATGGCTATTATCGATAACGGATATGGCGGAGCTCGAGGTTTAACATACGTATTAAAGAAAGATATTAAGAAACTATGATTAACTATATAATTGATTGGCTACCGGAGCGAGGGTTTGTTTTGATTAACACAAAACACAACTCAGAATTCGAAATCAGTGTTGAAGAGGCAGCTAAATACGAGACGGGATGGGATACGAATTGCGTAAAATTTACTAAAATTGCTAAAGATGAACTCGAAGAAATACAATATAACGAAGCAATCGCGCACTACCTTAGAAAGGACAAAACACATCCGTAAGCCAATGCCGAAACCAACAAAGGTATTTAAAGATAAAAAGAAAGAAGACGACAAAAAATCTTGTCGTAAAAACTATGGAGAATGAAACACCCCCGATTGATCCTATCGAAGAACTAAAAGAGTCATGTTTTCGACTTCTTGGTACTCTTCAAGACATAGACTCAGAATCGCCTGAATGGCAAAAAGATTTTCATACTTCAATGATGAAGATGGATGCAGCAATTTCGACCTTTAAACGATGATTATATTAACTTCTTACAATTATCAAAATGATAGCGCTTCATATTTGCTTTACCCTCTAAGCCACAGTGTGGGCATTTCATTAGCGCCTTATTCGCCCACCCTTGACTAATTAAATCGCCCATTTCTTTTTTCTCTTCTTTAGATAAATTATTCCAATGTTCTTTTTTCGCCTTAGATAAATTCTTTTTATGATTATCACTTTTCTTAATTCCTTTATTATAACTTTGTCCTAAAAGAGAATCGGAAATCCTTTTCTTAGTTTCTTCGGTATGTTTCTTTCCATAAAACGGATTATTTTCTCCTATTTTTCTAATCCCATACATCGGATTCTTAGAGCCTTTAACCGATTCAGAATTAATTTTTGAATATTCTTCTTTAAACCTTTGATATGATCTTGAATTGAATGAAACGCCATAATCCTTTCTGCCTGACATGATAGCATACGCACAAATCATCTTATTTTTAGCTTCACCAATAGTAAACTTTGGTAATAGCATGTGTGCGATGAGATGTTCTCGCGGTGTTAATTTTACTAAATTATTAGAATCATCTGAACCACCACAAGATCGAGGTAATATATGGTGGCTCTCAAATATTTCAATGAAGTCTCTTTTTAACCCCCTTTTAATTAATCTATCGTAAATTCTTTTATATTTATTATTTAAGTACATAATGTTATTTATATAGGACCACTACTAAAGTGGGAAATTATTTAACCTAAATTAAAAATTAAACTATGATTATATTAACAGACGTAGACGGGTGCCTTTTGAATTGGGCTCAAAGTTATCATTGGTGGATGCACCGTAAAGGGTATCGCCCAAAGAATCCAGATGAATATGCTATGGATAAGTGCTATGGTATACCGCGAGATGAATCAAAAGAGCTATGTAGAACGTTCTGTGAATCAGCCGCGGTTGGTTTCCTACCTCCTATGCGAGATGCTGTGAAGTATGTTCGGAAATTACACGAAGAGCATGGAGCCGTTTTCCATTGTATTACCTCAATGAGTAATGATCCTTGGGCATATAAACTTCGTGAACAAAATCTGAATCGAATCTTTGGTGAAGGCGTATTCGAACGAATTGTTTGCCTTGATTGTGGTGCTGATAAAGATGAGGCGCTTGAACGATATCGCGATTCAGATTTTGTTTGGATTGAAGATAAGCCAGAGAATGCTGAACTTGGTGCGGAAATGGGTTTAAATAGTTTTCTTTTAACTCACGATTATAATCGCAATCACGAATTAAAGGATGGAGTCATTCGAGTAAACAATTGGAAAGAATTATATGAATACATCGGTTACCTTGGTTGAAAATGCTCTTGGGATTATCTATAATATATGCTTTATCGGATGCTTTTGGCCTCAGATATATAAGTCAATTAAAACAAAATCAGTTGAAGACGTTAGCATCATGTTGTGCTTTATGTCGATCATCGGATATGCAGCCGCTCTTGGTTACGCTCTATTGAAGTTTGGATTTGACTATTGGTTATGCATCAATTATATTCTCAGCGGTATGTCGGTGATTGCAATGATTGGAGTTTATTATAAGTATAAAAAGTAAAGATTTTTGCCACCTTAGCTCAGTTGGTAGAGCGCGAAATTTGTAATTTCGATGTCGTCAGTTCGATTCTGACAGGTGGCTCCATTTTTAAATATGAAAAATATAGCTAATATAATAGAATATGGAGTAAACCAATATAAAAAATCAAATGATAAGAAAGAAAGATCTGCTATAAAGTGCGGTATTAAAATGTTGATTCGAAAAACCGAATTTGGTGTTAAACCTCTTTGGTCAAAGAGCGCTATGATTTACGCACAGGAAAATAACATTCCGTTAGACTTAGAATGGAAAAACCAACCTAAGTACGATCCTGGCAGAAAAAATCTATTGATGGAGCACAAAAATCCAGTAGAAGAAATTTGGTTAAAACTATTGGAATCACCAGAAAATATATTTGACACATTAAAATCACATCACGTATTAGTTTGGGTAACACGAGAAGAAGATAAACGACTAAATAAATTGGGTTATAGATCAAAAAGACCCGACTCAAATAAAGCGTATAAAGAAGCAGGAATTCAAATTTGTTAGATATGATACTAAATTACGCATCCTTAGCTCAATCGGTAGAGCAGTTGACTTTTAATCAATTGGTTCGGAGTTCGAGTCTCCGAGGATGTACCACTTTATTTTAGACGGTGTAGCTCAGCAGGATAGAGCAACGGATTTCTAATCCGTGGGTCGGGGGTTCGAATCCCTCCACCGTTGCCATTTGTTCTTTGATATAAATAAAATTTTTAATTGCGAAGTAGCTCAGCGGTAGAGCAGGTGACTGTTAATCACTTGGTCGCTGGTTCGATCCCAGCCTTCGCAGCCATTTTATGCCCCTATCGTCTAGCCAGGTCTAGGACACTCGGTTTTCATCCGAGCAACCGCGGTTCGAATCCGCGTAGGGGTGCCATTTAGCAGGCAGAGTAGAGACACTGCTTAAATGTGTGCGGGATTGCGCTTTTCGCGGTCGGGCATTTAGGCGAGGTCGGGGAGTCGATGTTTTGATAGATGTCACGAAAGACTCATAACCTTGAGAACCCGTGCTCTGAAAAGGGGATGCATACCCGTTCCTGCGATTATTTTAATAGTTCTGATATTCTTA